TATGGCCTAGGGGCTTGGCTGATGTATCTGGACCAGTCCCAGATTTTGTACAGAAGATGATTATTGCTAAACAAATCCGTTATGCCAAAAGGAGGCAAGCATGAAATTAGATTATATCTCTGAAGAGATGGATGACATTGACTTACCAAACATAGCATCAGGGTTTTGTCCTGAGTGCGGTCAAAAGGCAAACATACCCGTAGGTAATCATTGGGAATGTACTTTCTGTAACTGGCACGGCATACCTGATCGGACTAGCTATCTCGAGATATGCAACAAGGCATTTGAAGAGATGGACAATGAACTTTGATTCGTTCTGCTTTGAGTCCCATGTGATGGGAGCATTGCTACGTTATCCAGAGTGGAGGGAATACGTTACGGCTAATCTGTTTACTATCCCTGACTACAAGAAGATGTATGCGAATCTGCAGGATAACCCTGTCGATACTAGCATCAAGTCCGGTGTTGATATGTACACGGTGCTAACGCTTTGGAAGGAAACTATCACCATCAAGGATGTATTTGTGTTCTGGGTGGCTGTACTTAGGGATGAGACAGAGAGGAAGATACTAAGAAACTTCCTACGAATAGCCATAGAGGATCTGGATGACGGACAAGATATCGAGTCAGTTGCTACAAGAGTCTCAGACTACACTAGAAAGATGTACTTGGTGCCTTACTGATTCGCCAAGATTTAATTGGAATCTGGTGTGTTGTCGGGCTAGGTTTATTTGTAAGTTAAGAACAAAAAGCCAAAGGATTCATTGGCTAGAAAAAATGACAGATAAGGACGAAGTTAAATTTCATGTAGAGCAAATCTGGAGGAAGAAATGAAAAGGGAATGGCAATACTCAAGAATTGGTAAGGAGTATGAGTTCTCGGCAGCGCATAGGTTGACTAAGGTCCCAGAAAGTCACCCATGTTTTAGGCTTCATGGGCATAATTATAAAGTGGAAATAGAGGTGAGGGGTGATGTCATGGAAAAAACAGATTTTTGTTTAAATTTAGACTTTAAGGATTTAGACAAAGTTGTTAGTCCATTGATTAATATGCTTGACCATCAATATTTAAACGACATCATTGAAAATCCAACCGCAGAAAAAATAGCGCAATGGTTTATAGACAATCTAGCTCCAACTTATGTTTATTCCGTAAAGGTATGGGAGACACCTAAATGCTGGGCAATGGCTATCAATGCTGATGGTCTTTATCATGCGGTACACAAGGAATGATTCATTATCACGGAACGCCAATATCTGGCTCAAGACAAGAAGCATCAAGGTTTTTGGTAGGAAGACACGCTCTAGTGCCATTTAAAAGCCAAGATGACATAAACGCTGTTCTTGAATTTAGTCAGTCTTTTGTATTTGATAATTCTGCATTTAGTTATTGGAAGTCAGGCAAAGGTGATGTTGATGTCAAGTCATATTTTGAGTGGGTGCATAGGTTTCAGGGACACCCAAATTTAGACTGGTGCTTGATACCTGACAAAATAGATGGAACTGAAGAGCAAAACAAATTGCTAGTAAAGCAATGGCTTGGTTTATATCCAAAAGTCAAATCTGTTCCAGTATGGCATATGCATGATTCATTGGAATGGCTTGACTACCTCAGTCAGACATTTATTACCGTTGCCCTTGGCTCATCTGGACAATATGCCCACCCAGGAACCAATAAATGGTGGGGGAGAATGTCTGAAGCTATGGATGTTGTTTGTGATTCAGATGGCAGAGCAAAATGTAAACTTCACGGACTAAGAATGCTTAATCCTGAAATATTTACAAAATTACCTCTTACTTCAGCAGATTCAACTAATGCTGCGGTCAATGCTGGTTCTTTAAAAAGATTTGGGATGTATATGCCAACGACATCTTCGCAACGGGCTTCTGTTATTGCTGACCGCATAGAAATGTACAACTCAGCACCTGTTTGGAAGCGTGGTTCTGAGCAAGAATCATTGGATTTATTCAATGAATAAGGAAGAGTTTCAGCAATACCTGATTGATAACAACTTAGAGGGTCACGGTGAATTTGTTAGAGCAATGATCAACGCCTTTAGACAAATTAAGTCTCTAGAGTTTACACATGAAGGCAAACAAATATGGCCACCAACGGAGAAGAAAGTGGAATCAAAGTTTAAATCAGTACCGCTGACAGATGAAATGAAAGTACTCGCCTCAATATTGGGGGGCTTTAGAAGTTTGACTGCTAGAAATTGCGGAGTGGCCGATGTACGAAACGCCTGAGCAGAGGGAAGCAGAGCGCAGAGTAGGTCAAAGGGTAGCACAGGAATGGGGCTGTGATTTCTATCAAAACAAGAAAGCATTTTGTGCAGACTTCACATTGATTAAGGGGGATCACGTTGCATTTGCTGAATGCAAGATCAGAAAGCATATGTTTGGTCATTACCCTGATCTATATCTGTCAGCACTAAAGGTACAGAACTGCATTAGCCTGTCGATGGTATTTCAAAAGCCCATGCTATTGGTGGTGGGGTTTAATGATGGGATCTACTACACCAACCTAAACAAACTCCCATTATGGGATTACCGCATATCAATTAACGGCAATGGTAAACGAGATGGGTACGATATAGACCCACAAGACAGAGAGCCATTGGTTCATATTCCTAACGAAGCATTTCAATTGGTGGTATCAAGATGAGACAAGTATTTTGCATGGTTCATCAGGAAGCAAGGATAAGAGCAGCAGAAGCTGTCTACATGGCTCGTGAAGGCTCACAAGTAGTGATTAGTGATAAGACAAGGAACACAGAGCAAAACGCTCTTATGTGGCTCTGGTTAACAGCATTCTCTAAGCAACTACAGTGGCCGGTAAACGGTCAGCTAACCTACCTGCAACCTGATGACTGGAAGAACATTCTGTCTGCAGCATTTAGGCAGGAGTCTGTGAGGCTGGCTCAAGGATTAGATGGTGGTGTCATTATGCTAGGATGTCGCACTAGTCAAATGGGCAAGCGAGAGTTCGCTGAGTTCGTAACATTCATTGAGGCAATCGCAGCCGATAAGGAGGTATATCTTGATCCGCTCGAAGAAATATCTGCAGTCAGCCAGAGGGCAGGATTGTACGATCCAGATACCGGGAGTGTGCAACCATGATTCCAGCACCGTTGTTGCAGCACACAGCAATCGTCAAAAGCACGGCAAAGGAATGGGCCAAAAGTCTCACGATATATTCGTGGCTTGGTCTTGCTCTAATTGTCATTCTGCCATTGATGGTCATCTTAACACTACATATAGCGCTGTCGACTTGTACGACTTCTGGGTTAGAGGTTTTGAAAGAACTTTGGTTAAGGCTGTTGAAGAAGGCTTAATCACTCTATGAAGATTGCAAGGATCGATAGCAATCAACCAGTCATCGTGAAGGCATTTAGAGAAGAGGGATTCTCTGTCCATCATACTCATATGGTAGGAGGTGGTTTTGTGGATATCGTTGTAGGCAGAAGTGGCATCAATTATCTAGTCGAAATCAAGGATGGAGAGAAGTCACCGTCTAAGCGAAAGCTTACGCCTGATGAACAAGAGTTCCACTCAGAGTGGAAGGGAACAATTTTTATTGTAGAAACTGTCACTGATGTGAAAAAACTATCATCTGACTTGATATAATCACCTATCGCCGGTGTAGCTCAATTGGTAGAGCGCTTCACTTGTAATGAAGAAGTTGAGGGTTCAAGTCCTTTCTCCGGCTCCAGTTTCGGCCTTGCGTCTAACATCTTTTTAAACAATTGGGTTAGTGAATGAGCGTAAGGCCAATTCGTTATGGTCCCCATACCATTTTATTAACATTTAACTGCTGGTAAATAGGTGAGAAAGAGTGGGGGCCACCAGATTGGCATGTAGCACAATGGCAGTGCATCTGACCGTTAATCAGAGGGTTGCTTGTTCGAGTCAAGCCATGCCAGCCATGTATTTCGGGATCGTCTAGCGGTAGGACAACTGACTCTGACTCAGTTAACCGAGGTTCAAATCCTTGTCCCGAAGCCAGTGTTTGTATTGGAGAGATAATGTTAGAGGACATCTTGATCGTCATCATCATCATGGTAATTGTTGTTTATGTAACAGCTTTCCTGATGGCGTGGGCGTGTCAAGATGATGATTGGATGTAAGAGGAAATATGAACTTTACTGATTACCAAAGAGAAGCAAAGAGAACCGCTAAGGAATTGAACTGGCATACAGCATT